GAACTTGATCAATCGTTGAACAAACTTGTCCCATTGTGGACTCGTAGCATTGATTCCAACAGCACACTCTAGTGCTCCTTCAGAATCTTGTATCAAACGAACGATAGGTAAGAAATACTTCCTCACCAGGCAAGTGAACGCAAATTCACAACCAGTAAAAACGCGCACTTTGTTTTTAGTAAACTTCACGGGTTCATCTTTGAGATTAGCCCGGAATACAACGTGTATGCGCCTTCCAGCTGCTAGTTCATCTTCCATACGTACAACTTCGGCCCAAAACTTAGGGTCTTTGAAATCTAAAACGACAGAAATTCCTGGAACTTTTCGTTCAACGGGACCAAGAAAAAACTTTTTGGCTTTGTTGATGGGCCACCCCATAGAGGTGTTTTGATCAACACTCTCGACAGATGCAACTCCATCTACACCACTAAGAACAGCATCCTTAGAATATGGATGTACTAATTCTTTCTTCTCCGGGTGATCAACAAGGTATTGGCGAACCAAACCTCGATAATCATCAAAAGCTTTCCGTAAAAGGTGGGGTTTCATTTTTCCTCCCTTAGGGTGTGACATAGCTTGTAAATCACGTTGCCAATGTACCCAAGCAGGGCCCTTTTGAGGGGGACCATGCTGACGCGGCAAATTCAAATGTTTCTCAACAGAATTAGAAATCGGTGACTGCTTAATCTGTGAAACAAATTTGACATTACCACTAGGGTGAGCACCGTATGTATCTAGTGCTGGCTGCTCGCCATCCTCATCTTCAGTTAAGAAATTAATGCAATGCTTCGGATGAATCACGGGAGTGGGAGTGAAATCAATATCGTACTTTGACGTGGGCATATCACTTTCAGAATGTGCAGTTAAAGACATTTTGGTGTCAAGATCACTAAGACCTTTAACACATCGCCACGCGTTAATAGCGCGGCAACTCCGTAATTGCTTCCTGTACGCCCTGCGACATGAAAGCCGAGGATGCAAGGTCTGCGTTGATGTGTAATCAAAGTAGCACAACACAAACCCGCAAAGGTTGGTCGAGCATGTTGATATGACACACCTTCAAATTCGATATCCGTTTTGAACGTTTTCCTTTCATCAATCTTAATTGTGTCTTTGGTTATTAAACACTGTTCAGTTCGATGGACAACCTCACAAAATAACTTATCGGTTAATGCGAAATCGCCTTCAGCAAGGAATTTGCTCAGGTCAGCAACAGAACCACCAGATGTCAAACGCACAAGTGCTAAATCATTTGGTAATTCCACCCAGCAGGATGGATCTATGGTTTGGG